CAGAGCTGGACATCTTCCTTCCATTCGTGGGCGAAAAGCGACGGTCGCTTGATTCTGGAACCAAGGCCATCTCGTATGGCCTTTCCCAGGCTGGCTATGACATTCGTTTGTCGCCCAATTCTTTCCGTGTTTTCGATGGGAAGGAGTTTCAGGGAAGCAGCAAGCCCACCTTCGACCCCAAGATGATGCCCTATGCCGGCTATGAGGTTTTCTTGAACCATGGCCCGGAAGGTGAGTGGTTTATCTTGCCCCCTCATAGTTTTGGCCTTGGCGTGAGCCTTGAGCTGATTTCCATGCCCCCATCCATCATGGGGCTGTGCGATGGCAAATCCACTTACGCTCGCTGTGGCATCATCATCAACGTGACGCCCATCGAGCCTGGCTGGGCTGGTCATTTGACCATGCACATCGCCAATCCAACGGCATTTCCCGTGCGTATCTATGCAAACGAGGGAATTGTGCAGGTGATGCTGTACCAGCTCAATGATTCCGTGGAAGCGGCTTATTCTGGCCACTACCAGAACCAAAAGGCTAAAGTACAACTAGCCGCCGTATAGGCATTGAGCGCTCTTGAAGATCAATTTCTCAGCCTTTGGCAAGCGCATTTTCCTAAGTTGATTCTCAAAAGAGAATTTTCTGACATTGATGCGTGGGAAAAAGACTTTCAAGAGCGCTATTCCAAAAGCAAACGCTCGAAACGGTATCGCCTTGACTTTGCTCATCCCTTCTCTTGCACTGGCATCGAAATACAAGGTGGTGTTTACAATCGTGGCCGCCACGTCACTGGCTCTGGCTATGAGCGAGATTGCAAAAAATATAATCTCGCCTATACGAGCGGTTGGACGATCTTTTTGCTTACGACTGCCATGGCCAAAGACTCCACTTGGCTCTCGTTGATTGCTTCGCATATTTCCGCGTCATCCTCTCCATCTCCCTAGATGCTTCTGTCATAAGCTCCTCAGCAGCATCGAGGTCTAAGTTTTTCTTGGCTAGTGCTTGCCGAAGCTGAATGTTTTCTAGCATCAAGCCCTGTATGGCCGTGTGCATTGACGACCATCCTTCCAGCAAATTTCTGGCCACTGGTTTAAGCTGATCAAGACTGCTGCAATCATCAATTGCCTTTTTATTAACCGTCAAGGCAAATTCCCTTTCAGGCGAATGCTCGAATGGTCCCATGGCGGCTTGATATTTTTGGCCATTGTAGTCCACTACATCCACGGGGATTACGAATTTCATTGCTGCTTGAACATGCTGATCATAGGCTAAAGCCAATAGAGAGAGGCGAGGAGGGGAAAGCCGAAAAGAAAATGACGGTGGGCACGAAACCATTGTCGAGCAGGCCGGAAAGCCGTACAATTGATCAGCCTTTGCGACTGCCTCAATGCTGCCTGCTGCCGATCCATTGAACGATGGCAAGAGCCAATTGGTGCTTGTTGATTCAATGGGGAACAGTCTTTCCGTTGTCAACGATGCGCGCCAAAGCTTCGCTTCCCGGTTAGCAGAGTGGACTGAAAAAGACGGAAAGCTGTTGCGCTACCTGGCCCGCGAGCACCATACCAGCCCATTCAGGGGGGTTGTTTTCAAATGGTTTGTGAAGGCGCCGTTGTTCGTTGCTAGGCAATGGTGGAAACATACGGTGGCTTCAACTTACGTGGATGATCAACTGGGCTGGAACGAAAAGAGTTTTCGTTATTGCTCGGCGGAAGATGCAGAATTTTATACACCCATCGTTTTCATGCGGCAAAGCGAAAGCAACAGACAGGCTTCAGACGGTCCCCTGACGAGCGCCGCCCAGGATCGAGCATCAATCTTCTATAGAGAGGCCCTCGGCACCTCCAGGGCCGCCTACGAAGAGCTGGTGGCGATGGGAGTGAGCAAGGAGCAAGCACGAGCGGTGCTGCCCTCCGCGATGTACACTTCCTTCGTTTGGACCTGCTCGCTTCAATCTCTCTTCCATTTCATTGGCCTCCGCAAAGGGACTGGTGCCCAAGGGGAGATCGTTGCCTATGCTGATGCCCTGCTTGAGCTTGGCAATTCAGTGGCCCCTGAAGCCTTCGAGGCCTTTGCTTCAAACAACTATCAATTCTGAACCATGCACGATCCCGTCAACTCCCCCTCTCACTATGTCGATTCTTCTGGTGGCATTGAATGCATTGAGGCCATTGAGGCATCAATGACCCTTGAAGAGTTCAAAGGCTTTTTGAAGGGAAATGTGCAGAAGTATGTTTGGCGCTATGACAAGAAAAAGGGCGTCGAAGATTTGAAGAAAGCACGTTGGTATCTTGATCGCCTGATTGGCATTAAAGAGTTAGAGGAGGCCATGCAGAAGGCAACCATTAAAGAACAAAGCAAGGAACTGGCGAATACACTCTCTACCTACGATCCCGATGACTATATGATTAGCGGCTGTCCTGATGGCTTTTGCCCTATGCCTGAGTTCAGACAGGGCCCTCGAGAAATCTTTTCTCCAATCAGCTAGCCAAGCACAAAGAAAGCGGCCAAATGCGAGCCGCTTTTTCTTTGGCTTCATGAATGGGAACAATGCGCTGTGTTTCCTGCATCCACTCTTCCCATGGTCCAATTGAACTGTGAGCACTGATAAAGCTATGTGCATATATCCAGCTCATCAATGCTTCTTCGCGCTGTGCGCTCCAAAATAACTGAGGACGCCACCATTCAAACAGGGGCAGGTTACTTTTGGAGGCATTACAGCTCAAGCAGCAAGGAGCGCTGTTCCATTTTGAAAAATGTGGACCGCCCTTGCTTTTGGGCACAATATGGTCAATGGTTAGCTTTTCGTTCCATTTGCCACAATAGGCGCAGGCACAATGGCCAAAAGGCCCTCGTAGTGGGTAGTCCTCGAAAATGCTTTTTCGGAAGCGGCGCTTAGCCTCTCCAGGGCGCAAAACAGACAATGAAAACAGAAGCTCTTCGGCACCATTGCCTTTCCCCATGGCAGCAATTCGCTGTCTTGCCTTTAGCTTAGGGCAGCCAAAAGACCATCGCGAACAACAAAAAAACATCCTCACAATGCCCTTAGAATAAAGAAAACAATTGCTCTCGAGCCGTGCAAAGCTGGCAGGAACAGCTCACCCATTTGGCAGTAAGTGTGACGGCTGGCATGCTCTTGGCCACTGGAGGGACAATGGTTGGCATTGGCATGCAACAGGCTCGCATTACCGAGCAAGTGGAGACCGTCACTGAAAAGCTGGATGCTTTGACAAACAATATGAAAGATTTGGAGCTGCGAGTACGCTCTCTGGAAATTAGACGCTAGGCTTGAGCAAACGCTTTAATCATCATGGCTGGCGCTGAGTGGTTTATCGTTGGTGGCATTGTGATTGCTGCCATTGACCAAGTGATTCAACACACTCCCTGGAGGAGCAATAATATCATCCAGCTTGCTCTCTCGGCCCTCAAGGCGGTTTTTCGCGTGAAGGACTGACAGATGTCCGCTGAACGAGCATTCTGGGACCAATGCTTTGCCAGTGCTCGCAAATGCGGAGCACGGTTTCCAGAGCTCGTGGCAGCTCAGTGCTGCCTTGAAAGCGGCTTTGGCAAACATTTCTCCGGCATCAACAACGTCTTGGGGCTCAAAGGGGATGGCACCACTGCTTCCACCAAGGAGTTTTACGATGGCAAGTGGGTGACGATCAAGGCCGGCTTCCTTGATTTCCCAAGCATTGCAGCCTGTATTGAATATCTTGTCATTCGTTGGTATAAGGATTATCGACATTTTAAGGGGATCAACAATGCCCCAAATCGCTATGCAGCAGCCCGCATGCTTTATCAGCAAAAGTATGCAACAGACCCTGACTACCCGGCAAAACTTTCTAGGCTCATGAAACAATATGCCCCCGAATCAACAGCTAGCACTATGATCGGCCCTAAAAAACGTCCTCAAGATTTTGGTTTTAAGCAAGGCGATTCACACCTTGTTGTCAACGATGCTACGGAAACTATGAAGGCCTTCTCTTTTGAAGGGAAGCTTCTATGGGAAATTCCTTGTTTGGCGCGTGGGCAATATAGCGATTTTGAATGGAAGCTTCACAAGTCTGACACGCCGCCAGGGCTTTACAAGCTTGGCCAGCTTTACAACGACTATGCCATTCATGGTGAAAAGGCCCCTTATGATCGCACCCTTATGGCCTATGGGTGGGCGTTCTATGACATGATCGACTTGGAAGCCCAAGAAACTAGCTTAGGACGGGCGGGAATCGGTCTTCATGGAGGCGGCAGTGCACTGGGCTGGCCCGGAGCATGGGCGCCTAAGCAAAAGCTTGTGGCAACTCATGGTTGTTGCAGGATCTTCAATCAAGACCTTATTAGCAAAGTTCTTCCGCTTTATAGAAAAGGAACAGTATTTGTAAGCGTTTTTCAAGAAGGTCAATGACCCGGCAACAGTGGTTCTTTGCCTTGTGTTACGAACTGGCTCTTGAGCTGGCCAAGCATCGCCCTTCCATTGCTTCAAAATGGTGGTATAAGCAGCTTTTGCAGTGGTGCCGGCCCTCGTGGGTGGAATGGAAAACGCAAACTACGCTGCAAGCCGTTGACAAGCAGGCCGAGAAATTGGTTGAGCAATGGGAAAAAGAAGAGCGACAACATCACTCAGAAGTGCTTGCTGCTAAGGCTCAGGAGCTTTTCCCTAGGGCCACTGTCACGCCATTGCCAGATGCAGTTGTGCCTAGTGTGATGATCATTCATGAGGCGCCAGACGACGCTAGTGATGCCATCAAAGCCCTTGGAGCAGAACTGCGCATTACTTGGACGCTTGAGAATCA